ACATTTTTTTTCACCTCAATGTATGTATTTCATATTATAATATGAATATAGGTATATATATATTTTTCTATAAAAATATTTTAATATTTTAATATTTTAATTATAAAGGAGGACTGGGAAAATAAACACAAAATGCATATACAACTGCATAGCCGACCAATACGACCAACTATATAAAGATAAAGCTTCAATAATCCAAGACCTGAAAATAATAACCCACCTACTACAAAAAAACTACCTAACAGGAACCATATTAGACATAGGCTGCGGAACAGGACTAATATTAGACTACATCCACATAAAACCAGAAAAATACACAGGAATAGACATCAGCCATCAAATGGTAAAAAGAGCCAGAAGAAAACACCCCTCACACAAATTCATAAACGAAGACATACTCCACCACAACCCAAACACCCAATATGATAACATAATATCACTATACGGCCCACCAACCTACATAAAAAACCAGGAAAACCTGATAAAAAAATTACTATCATTACTCAAACCCGAAGGCCAACTATTCTTAATGTACTACAATGACAAGTACACTCCTAATTATGAACAAGACTTGAATATAGAAAGGAGTTATGTAACTGAGAAAATATTAAAAAAATTATATCCAGACTCATTTAAAATAAAGGGTTTCCAAAACATCCCAAAATCACTTATTACATATATACCGTACACCCTAAAACTGGAAGAGTATGCTCATAAATTATTCCCCCAAAATAGTGATTATCTGATAATAGAAGGAGCAAAATAAAATGCCACAACGAAAATTAGGCAGAAATGTACTTGAAGAAACAGTTGACCGGATTTACCACCTATACAAACAAGGCCACCGAGTGATAGTATCATTCAGTGCAGGTAAAGATTCAGGGGCAATGCTTGAAGTAACCAAAATGGCAGCGGAAAAAGCCGGTAAACTACCAGTTGAAGTAGTCATGAGGGATGAAGAAATAATGTTCCCAGGAACATTTGAATATGCTGAAAGAGTTTACAATGATCCTGATGTGGACATGCACTGGGTGATAGCAAACCAGCCAATAGTAAACACATTCAGCCGGGAAAAACCTTACTTCTGGGTGTTCGACCCATTACTTGAACCAGAAGAATGGGTAAGACAACCCCCTGAATTCGCAGAATACACAGAACATTTGAACATTGAGAAACTGGTTTCAGTAGATAAATTCCCCAGACCTCCCGGTGCGGATACCGTGGTCTTGATAGGGGTCAGGGTGGATGAAAGCCCCACCCGGAGGATGAGCGTGGCCAGTGCAGGAGGATATTTAACCAAAAGGAATCAGTTCGGGATAAGAAAAGCCAAACCCATGTATGACTGGAAGGAGGCAGATGTGTGGAAAGCAGTCCATGATTATGGATGGGATTATAATGATGCTTATGATAAAATGTACCGGGCCGGATTACCCGCACATAAAAGAAGAATAGCACCCCCAACACTTGTACCATCAGGTGTGGATGCCCTGGGGTTTGCATTGAAAATATGGCCTAAATGGTTTAACAAGGTAGAGGAAAGATTACCTGGGTTAAGGACCGCTGCACAGTTTGGCAGAAGAGCAGTTGAACCCATAAGGAGGCAGGGTGAAACTTGGAGTGAATGTTATCAGAGAACCTGTATAGATGAAGCCCCTGAATGGATTGCTGAGAGGGCTGAAAGAATTAAACAATTCTATATTAATAAACATAGAGGTCATTCAACACAACCATTCCCAGAAGTTATACCATGCACTCGTTGTCATAGTATGAGTTGGAAAAAAATGGCCAAGATAATGTATATGGGGGATCCGTTCAGTATAAGATTCAGTAATTTACCTTATATGGAGCCGGAGTATTTCAGGCCGGGAAGCGGAACATGGGGTGGTACTCCTTCCTTCGGATAAAAACTAAGAAAAAAAAAGAGAGATAGATTTTTTGATTGATTAAAAAAATTTTTTTTTTATAGGAATTGATCCAGTTTAATTTCAGTAACAGGGGTACGGTTAAGGATAATTGTAACTTCAAGGGGATCACCCATAGTCCAATACTTCAACCCATCAACTTCCAGATAAGTATAGTACCGACTACCCCACTTTTCACGGTACCCATACTTACGGATGAATTTAACAAAGAATAAGAACTCATTTTCAAGGTCAGGATTCCAAGACCGTACAGTGTATTCATGTGGAGCAGTCTTACTATAACTTTTCGCAAACTTCCAATGAACACTATCAATATATTCCCTAATTAGTATAAGCCCAGTTTCAAATGATTCCTTAATAATATTCACAACCCCTTGAATGATATTATTATATCCTAATATTTGTTTAAACCATTATATAATACTTTTACAATAAAGGAGATAAAAACATGGCACGATTTAAAGGAAAAGCAGAGGTTGAGAAGAAAGCAAACGCACTCAGGGAACTGAAAATATCCTATGTCAAACCAGAAGACATAAAACCCAACGACTACAACCCCAACAGACAAGACCCCCACGACTTCGAACTACTGCTCAAAAGCATGACCGAAGACGGATTCACACAACCCATCATAGTCCAAAAAAGCACCAAACAAATAGTGGACGGAGAACACCGATGGAAGGCTGCACAAGAATTAGGATTCAAAGAAATCCCAGTAGTCTTCGTGGACATGACCCCCGAACAAATGAAAATAGCCACACTAAGACACAACAGAGCCAGAGGAGAAGAAGACCTGGAACTAACAGCCAACGTACTAAAAGACCTACAAGACCTCGGAGCCATAGAATGGGCCCAAGACAGCCTAATGTTAGACGATGAAGAAATAAACAAACTCATTGAGGACATACCCGCACCCGAAGGACTCATGGGAGAAGAATTCACAGAAGCATGGGAACCAGACAAACTCATAGGAGAAGAAGAAAGCGAAGCCATAACCCAAAACAAACCATTAAACAACATACAAGACAAGCAAGGAAACTACCAATCCACCACAAAACAAGCAGAAAACCTAATCAGAAAAAGAGAACAAAAAATCAGAGAAGCCAAAACCATAGAAGAAAGAGAAATGGCCAAACAAGACCCCCAAAACATATACCGCATAACCCTACTATTCACCGATGAAGAAGCAGACACAGTAAGAGCCGTACTACAAGACACACCCGCAGACAAAATCCTCGAACTATGCACCAAAGAACTCAACCACCAATAAAAAAAAAGAAACCACAACATCACACAAAAAATAAAGGAGGTATTAACCAATGGTTTACAGCCCAGAAATAAAAGCCTACGCAAAAGAATGCTACCTTGTCCCCGGTAAAGATGGGAACAGAAAGTACAGTAATCGACAGATTACCGCCAAAATCGACAATGACTATGGGATAAAAATTCACCATAGCACAATTTCAGACTGGGCCAAGAAAGGAGAATGGGATAAGTTATGGACTGATGGGGTTCGTGCTGGTTTTGTGGATGCTGTTAGGAAGGAAACAGAGGAAGAGAGGAGTAAACAGCGGACTCAGGAGGAGAAGATTCGTCAGGCTATTAGTAATAGTATCAAATCTCGTCGGATTAAAATTATTCAGATGTTGGGAAAGGCTGATAGATTTTATTTGAGTGATGAGAAAAAGGCGGATTTGTTGGAAAAAGGTGAGTATATTCCGACAAATCCAACAGAGGCTTTTAACTTATGGCGGTATTGTATGGATGAGTTGAAAGATATGGAGGAGCGGAGTGAATTAAAGGTTAATATCACTGGGGAGGTTAAACAGGATGTTAATCTTGTGATTACCAATAATGAGTTCATGGAGAAGGAGTTAGAGTTCGCCAATCAGTTGATTGATAGAAGGCGTGGTAATGTTGGAGGTGGTTAATCCTTATGGTCCTCAATCTCATGGTCCCCTGGGCCTGGTGAGATGGTCCTTGTATGTGAATAATGGTGCATGGGAACCAAGGGATTTTGATGTTGTTATCATTGAATTATTACAGTATGCATTACAGGGCCGTGTATCCAAACTTCTTTTAAGCCTTCCACGAAGGCATGGGAAATCCACTCTTATCTCAAATAATTTTATCAGTTACTACATGGCACATTACCCTTGGGATGATGTGATACTGTCCAGTTACACCCAGCACCTGGCCAGTGATTTTGGAAGGTCCTGTAAACTTATCCTGGATGAGTATGGTCATCTTTCACCCTACCATGTTTCATTGAGTAAGGATAGTAAGGCCAGTAACAAGTTCCATCTGGCCAAGCCTTACACTGGCCGGATGTTGGCAGTGGGAAGTAATGGTAGTATTATCGGGTTTGGAGCGTCATTGTTTGTTGTGGATGACCCTATAAAGAACAGTAAGGAGGCTAAAAGTCCAACAGTGCAGAAGAATCTTAAAGAGTGGTTGATGGGTACGGTTAAAACCAGTCTTGAAACCAGAAGTAATGGACTGCCACCTATCATGATTGTTATTGCACAACGGTTGAATGTTAATGACTTGCATGGGATTATTAAAAAGAACGAGCCTTATATAAGTGGGATGGAAGCCCTCAAGATACTCCGGAACGGTGGAAGTATCCCCCATGATGTGTGGGTGGATGTTAATTTCCCTGCTATATGTGAAAACCCTGAGGAGGACCTGTTAGGCCGGGAAATGGGCCAGGTTTTATGGGAAAGGCAGCGGGATTATAACTGGCTTATGGCTGAGAAAAAGGCTATGGGAAGTTTCCTTTTTAATGCTATTTACCAGGGTAACCCACAGGAACCGGAAGGATTTATTTTCAAGCGGGAATGGTTTTATGATGAGAATGACAAGATACTGCCCCAAGTATTGACGGACCATTTGTTCCTTCCAAGCCACGGTAACCAAATACGGTATTGGGATTTTGCCAGTAGTGGCGAGGATGGTGATGCTGCTGCCGGGTCCTTGACTGGATGGATTGATAATAGTATGGTGGTGAATGATATTGTGCATGGAAAGTTCACTGCTGATCAAATGCTTAACCGTTATACCAGTACAACAATCAAGGACACAAGGCGGGTAAGAAGTATTATAGAGATAGAGCCTGGCAGTGGAACTAAATTACTGATACAGAGGTTCAGACAGGATGAAAGACTGAAAGGGTACAGTATAGGTGATGACAAGGTAAGCCTGAGTAAAGCAGACCGGGCCTTTGACCTGGAATTATTATGTGAAACTGGCCGGTTAAAGTTCAATAAATCCACTATGCCTATGTCCATGATTAAAACTGCAATTGATGAACTGATAGGATTCACCGGTGAAGAGGGTGGAGAAGATAACATAGTGGATACCCTTACAGGAAGTGCCCGGTATTGGGCTGATAAAAAACCGGACCATGACAGTTACACCCGCAGTACACGGTCCTATAAATTCAGTGGTAAGAAAAAGGAAATGGTGAGGAAGAATTTATGAAAAAGGAGGATGGAGTGATGGATTATAATGATTATTTCCATCTTGGAAGGCCGGTAATGGCAAGTAATCCCGAACTCAAGGTAAAGGATTTAACCGGTGGACAGAAAAGCCGAAGGGTTCCAAGTTACCGATGGATAGGTAAAATGTTGGATGGAAGTTACAACCCGGACAAACTGAATTACAAAGATTATGATGAAATGCTCCGGGACCCCCAAATAAAGGCTGCCGAAAGACTTATCACCTATTCCCTGTTATCCAAACGATTTATCATCACCCCGGCCAGTGAAGACCCCCAAGATATAGAAATAGCCGACTTTGTAAGGGAAAACCTTAACAATATGCGTACACCCTTCCGACAAGTCCGAAAGGACCTTTACACTGCTATTCCATATGGCTTTGCAGTCAGTGAATGTAACTTTAAATTTGATGACAACAAGGGAAAAATTGTTTTTGACAGTATAATGGGTATTGATATTGAAACATTGTGGGATAATTGCTTTGATTATGACGAGTTTGGAGATGTTAAACAAATAGTCCAAAATACCGGGACAGAAAAAATCCCCATACCCGCAGAAAAATGTATTATTTTTGCCTTTGATGAAACTTTTGGAAACAAATATGGACGAAGTATTCTCCATGCCTGTTATGATGACCATTTCATGAAACATCAGATACTCATCTGGGCTGCGGTTTTCCTTGAGAAACATGAGGGTCCCACTATTATTGGTTATGAATCCCCGGATGGTGGTAGTGATCCGGTGGAAATGCAGGAGAATATTGACAGTATTCATGATGGGACAGCAGGGTTCACTGGAAAGCATGGTGAAAAGTATGAGGTACTTGAAACACAGCACAGGGGTGAGGCGTTTATGGATTTCATTACCTATCATGATACCATGATTTTCAGGGCCTTCATGATAGGGTCCTTATTATTAGGCCAGGCCAAGGCACAGGGTGGTAGTTTATCCCAAAGCCAAACACATAGTGAAGTGTTAAATGTTTTCCTGGATGGGGTTCATGAGGACCTGGCGAATAGTATTCAGGAACGGATAAAAACCTTGGTGGACCTTAATTATATGACTGACCGTTATCCTCGGTTTGAGTTTGAACCTTTCAATAAAAAGGACTTGCTTAAACTGTTAAATGCGTTGCAGCCATTGGCTGACCGGTTTATTATTGACCCTCAGAGTGAATGGTTCAGGCAGTTACTGAAAAGGATACTGGATGAGGAGGCGAATATCCAGATTGATGAAGATTCATGGAATGATAATCCAAGTAAAGAGTTTCCTGTGAATCAGGGTGAAGAGGAAATGGAGTATGAAAGTGATAGTGTGGATTTAATGAAGGGCATAAATGATATTTTAAACCCTACCAGTCCAATCCAGTAAATTTGTAATGGTTAATATATATGTGAAGGTGGATAAATAGCATGATTTCAACTTGTAGAATGGAAGCCCAGGCATGGGAAAGTGCTGTAAAGCCCAAGACCATTCCACCACACATGTATAACCTGATAGCTGATAATGAACAGATATTAAAGAAAATCCTGGGTGTAAGTCAAAAAGAATTACAGGCAATAATCAGAACATACAAGGACCCGGCCCAGATAGAACAGATACTCAGGGCCTTGATACAGCGTGGTTTTATTGTAACTGACCAGAACATGGAATTATTGA